AGGGTTCTGACATCCGCGGGAAGACGGTTGAACCGATCTTCGGCCTGAAATACGGCCTCGCGCATTGAGTGGATGTCCTCCGGAAACGTGAAGTCTCCGAAGAGTGGGTTTGACGTGGCTACACGGGGAAGTGTCCCCGATTTTTTGTATTGAGCCACGATTTTGTTGATGTCCGCGCCCGCGGTATCAGCCTGGTTGGCGCCGCCCGAGCGATCGAGGCTTATGCCAACTCGAGGCGTAGCCCGCGGACGCGGTTTGCCGTCTTTGAGTACGAGGTCTCCGTTCATCTTATCTCCTGGTGGGCGGTATGAGGTTGAATTCAAAGGTCGGGATTTGTTGCGAACCTCGTTCGCTCGTTTCCTTCGCGTTAGTCGGTGGTGTCCGCATGTCCTCGGACGTCCTTCCGACGCCTGGCGCTGATTCTATATCCAGCCCGCGGATCATTCGATCCAGCATGCCTGGCCAGGAGGAGGCAGAGGATTCGCTAATTGCGCGGTCACGTATCATGCGGAGCCCTTGGGGGCTCCCCCAAAATAGCGCCTCCTGCTGTGCTTTCACCAGGTTGGCCGCTGTGACCGCTTGTTGTGTTTTTAGAAGGCTCGTTTGCGCTCGCATTAGTTCGGGATTGCCACCGGGTGATCCGGTGGCTTGGTTCGCCTTGACCTGTAGTCCGGCGTTAGTTGCCCCGACGCCGCCCCCGGCAGCCAGTATGGGGTTGATGCCGGCTCTCTCGAGCCCGATCATCCGGTACCGGGGGCCGCGCTTGAGTGACTTTTTCCATTGGTTGTAGGAATCGCCCAGCTGGGCCTTTGAGATTCCATAGCCGATCGACTGACCGATCGACTGGTTTCCGAGTTGCGCGAACGCGCCCGCCGCCATTAGAAGCGGGTCATTCCAGGCTTCCCATATTTCGGAAGCGGCCTAACGGCCTTCACTTTGTAGAATGAATCCAGCAGGAATTCGGGCCCGATGTCGAGTACCACGACCCGGGCGATGGGCGGATTTTCCTCGATAAAGGCCTCGTTCAAAACCGGCCTGCTTAGGAAATCCTGAGAGACGTGCCAAACGTCCAGTGACGAGGGGAATATCGATCGGAATTCCCCTGTGATGATTGACTGCCGGTGACGGTATTCCTCGAACCGTGGCTGAAATCCCCACGTCGAGTAGTCCCCGGTTTTCGCAGCGATGTCGCCCGTGCCGTCGACGTATATTTCGCGTGACTCTACGGCTTGCTCGCCGAGGTGCGCGAACGACGGAAAGGCGTGATCGTAGCGTGTTAGGCGGGTGAACATACGGTTCACTCCGCGTTGATAGGTCAGCTCCGCACGGATAGAGACGATGCCCATGATAATCCCGTGCTCTTTGAAGCTGTCCATGAAGCCCCGGCCGACTATCGCGGCCGTAGCAAACGCGGCGAGAGATCCAAGATTGTCATTGACGCCGGTTTGGTCCACCACTGGCGAGACCTGGACCGGTACGGATCCGGTCGCTAGCAGCTGGGGACGGTGGTGTCGGATGTCGTCTGAAACGACACCGAAGTGCGCCAGGTTGTGCTCGACGTAGCGAGTACCCCCCCTGGCGTCAATTTCGAGTACGTGTTGTATCGCGATTGCAGTCCGCATCTCGTTCAAGGTTGAACCGGATGCGTTTGATAGGTCTGTCTCCAGACCAGTTGTGCCCCAGATCAAGTCTTTGTCGACGCCACCGGCGTCGCCGCTGTCAACCAGTATGTCCACGCTTGTTATGCCAGGACTGGCCGCGTTTCTGGTCAGCGGATAGGGGCCGCTCACTCCGGAGATGAACTCCGGATCGTTCGCAGTGGTTGCCACCACAGGTGCCGTTGTTCCCAACGGTAATTCGACGGGGTCCCCCTTCTGCGCGAAGGGCAAAGACCCTGTTAGGTAATCCTTTCGCTTACCCCGTTTCAGTAGCGGGTAGTCAGTCGAAAGGTCGGGACCGTCGTCCATGTCGACAATAGGAGGGTCGACCAGGTTTTCGTCGCGGTACCATTCCCGAAAAATTAAATTGTAATTTCGGTGAAAGAGCGACGAGTGTGTGAAGTTGCCGTCAATCATGACGGGCAGTGTTAAGTAGTCAGAAAGTGACCCCACTACGTGTCCACCTGGCGGCGGCACCATCTGCGGAATGGTGTAGTCGTTGTGGTCTGCGGGGTCTGGGCGTTCGCCCATCATTCTTACGAAGTTGTCCCATAGCAAACGTAGTGGGGTGAAGAAGAATTGGTAATCCAGGTGAACGCCGTCCATGAACGGCTTAAGAGGCGTCGCCATTCTTGCAAAGAAGGCGGGCCTAAGGTGCCAGGTGTCGCCTGGCAAGACTTCCTCGATATAAATCGGTACCAGATTGGCCGAATCCAGCGTCGTCTTGTGTGAGTGCGAACGGTCGAACGAGGATCGCGGTATCGTGTTAGGCGTAACGGTTGAAAACCGTTCGCTACTTCTCGCTGATCCTCGGGCTCTTGTCTGTGCCATCGGTTTCTTCCAATAGGTCCATTACGTCGCAGACCCGTTCTGGGAGCTGTCCAGACAGCTCAGGTTTGTGAGGGTCCCAGGTTCCTACCTGGTACAGAATAAAATCCTCGGCGTACGTCGCCATCATCGGATTTTCGCGGAGCTTCATCGCCAGTTCCCGCATCGCTGTCGCTCGCGTCTGGGAGAAGAACGGGGTGTTCGCCCCCTCCGCTTTTTTGTCGAGAATCGAGAATGCAATCATGAATATTACCGCCCTTGAGTGCGCACAAAATTGTTGGTAGTGGATTGCCGGCCATGCTTGCGCAGCCGATGAAGATTTCGAATAGGAACATCAACAGGATGATGTTAGTTAAAGAGAGTCTCTTCGTGCCTGGAGATTGTCGAGCGCGATTTGTTCGGCTGCTGCGCATCTCGCGGGGGTCCAATCTGAGGATGACTTGCCCCACGCAAGCTGTCTCCGACGTATTATTTCGCCGGTCAAGTCCGGCCTGGTCCGATCGAGCAAAAGATCATAGTACTTGGGCGGGTGGAATGTCCACTCGGAGATCTTAATTTCGTCGCGGTCATAGACCGCAGCCATGTTTTCAGGCTTGAGGATCCAGGGGGCTCCAATCCCTGGGCGGTTGCTCATCATTCGGTATTCGGGGGCAATGGGGATGCACCGGACCACTCCGTGTCCGTCCACCTCCGTTTTGGTAGGGCCCAGGTGCACGCCTTCGGCGGTCGATTTTTTCGCAACATATCCAGCGACGTACCCAGCCCCCGCAAATGTGAAAGTGTCGACTGTCGCACGTCCAATTTTCGAGGGGACGTCGTCCCCGTTCGCGGACTGTTTCCATAGGTCATCCAATTCGTAGCTCATTTGGTGCACCTGGCCGTCGAGTGAGACCTCGGTGTATTGGTCGTCGAAGCACTCTCCGAAGACGACACAATGGAAGTGACAGCGGCCTGTCTTCCCGCCGTACTCTCCGCACATGAAGTAGCGGATTGGTTTTGTTTTCGAGATTGATTTTTTTTCCCGGCGTGACCGGCGCGAGCGCAGTCGTTTCATGAAACGCTGGAAGTCGTCGTGTAGCAGCTCGCCATTAGGCGGCATGTGCTCATCGTCGTAAGTAAGTGTGATGACGGAGGAGTTCGGTATCTCCGTCGTTATTTTCGTATCCTGGTCAGTCCAGTGTTGTGTGTGAAGTTGGGCTTCGTGGAAGGCGCGGATAGACCATTCGCGCGCGGTCGCCATATTGCACCCGATGCAGGTACGGCAATTTACGTTGCAGACGGTCCAGCCGTCTTCGAACGTGGCATAACGCCAGTCTTTGTCCCAGTGCAGTCGGTGGTCGCCGGCCATTACTACTCGGGTGGGGTTGTAGCAGGGCATCGCTCGGGCTCCTCGCTGTTAGTTACCAGGTGGATCTAAAGTCTGAATCCTCCCCTTCGAGGTCGTGGTGTTCCCGCGCGCCGCGATCGCCTGCGGCCGCGAGCTCGTGGTCGACGGCGACCGGATCGCCTGGCGCTTGAGCGTGATTTTCGAAAGCTCCGTCGTCGCATTCGCATAGTGGGTTTTCTCCCTCAGTTTTTAGATGTTAGTTCGTTTTTTTCGAGTCAGAGTTCCCAAGTGTAGGTTTTATTTGGACTTCTGCCTCATGTTCAGCTGAGTGTCAGCTGATGCTCTGTAAACAAGTAGGTCGAGCATGGGTGCCGTCCGTGTTGTCAGGACGGAGGATCGCCTATGGCGATGAATGGGGCCCACTCAAGGGGATCGTTAGAAATCCCACGTGGGCCCCATTGGGGCGGTCTGGCAGGGCTTAGGTGTCGTTTTCCTTAGGGGATGGTGAGTTATTAGGGATCGGAGCGGGGTCATTTGGGGTGGGGGTGAGTATGAATTCCGCTTCCGGTTCTGGGGTGGGTTCCATGTCTTGGACAAGTAGTCCAACGTCCACCATTCCCTGCCTTGCTTCCGGATCGTCGAAGCGATCCATGAATTGAACCCAGTCGTTGTCACATAGGGTTCTGACATCCGCGGGAAGACGGTTGAACCGATCTTCGGCCTGAAATACGGCCTCGCGCATTGAGTGGATGTCCTCCGGAAACGTGAAGTCTCCGAAGAGTGGGTTTGACGTGGCTACACGGGGAAGTGTCCCCGATTTT